TTATGAAAAATAATAAAATAGATAGACTAAATATGTTTTTAGAGGGTAGTGAAGATGAGGGCACTGTATGTGACTTAGATGGTAACTGCGAACCAAAACATATTAAACAAGATAAAAGTATTGTTGAGAGAGTCAACAAAAAAATAATAATTGAAGACGGTAGACAACTTTTAATGTAATGAGATACACAAACGAAGATAACAACAAAGATAAAAATAGGTTTAACTTACTTTTAGAATACGATTTTTATGTTGGTGAAGAAGAAGATAATGTTGAACCAAAAGGTGAATTAGTTCTTGAAGAACCACCACAAGATGAATTAGATGCTGGTGATGAAGATTTAGCTGGTGATGAACTTGGGGGTGAAGAAGAGCCAATGGGTGATGAAGAACCAATGGGTGATGAAGAACCAGATGGGTTTGGTGGTGAAGAAATGGCAGAACCAGAAATGGACGAACCATTAGCAGAACCAGAACCAATGGAAGATGAAGTTGAATTAGATGTTACTGAATTAGTACAAGGAACTGAAGAAGCTAAATTATCCGCTGACAGAGCAAATCAACAAATTACAACATTAATGACTAAGTTTGATAATTTAAATGCGTCATTAGAAAGAATGTCTGCGATTAATGACAAAATAGATAATTTAGAAAACGAAGTTGAAAAAAGAAATCCAACTCCTGAAGAAAAATTAGAGATGCGTTCATTAGATTCATTTCCGTATAGTCTTAAATTAACTGATTATTGGTCTGAAAAAGAGGGTAATTATGATGCGATGGGTAATGATAAAACTGAAAAAGCTGATGAAGAATATGTTTTAACACAAGATGAGGTTGATAGTGATTATAACCCTATTGAAATTAAAGATTCGTTCAGTGACACAAATACAGAAGAAGAATATAAAAAATTCTAAAAATTAAAATACTGTAAACAAGAGATTTAAAGTGTGATATTAAAAATATCACACTTTTTTTTTAAAAAAGATTCAATTATACTTGTCATAAGAGTTTTTATGTAGTATAATTGCAAAACGTTATTCAAGTTACAGATTTGTTTAATTAAAGATTGCCACTGATGAATTATAACTGGTGGTAATACAAATAAAGCCCCCGATATTAAAAAACGAAGTCGGGCAACTTAAAAACAATTATTTATTATGAGTGAAGAAAATTCAACATTAGCCGCAATGTTAACGCAGTACGAAACTGCAACAACATTCTCAAATGAAAATTCATTTGACAAAAAAAATTATTTCTCAACCTTCTTACCTGAAGGTGTAAACAGCAAAATGACTGCAATCAGAATTTTACCTTCGAATGGTTCTCCTTTTGAGGAAGTGCACATTCACAGTGCTAAAGTAGATGGTAAAAATCGTAAATTTACGTGTATTCAACATTTAAATGATGAAGTGTGTCCATTTTGTGAAGCTAGGGAAACCTTGCTTGCCACTGGAGAAAAAAGTGATGAAGAACTAGCTAAAAGTTACAGAGCTAGAAAAATGTACATCGTTAAAGTTATCGATAGAGATAATGAGGCTGATGGCCCAAAATTTTGGAGATTCCCAATCAACTACAAAAAAGATGGTATTATGGATAAAATCATGGCAACTGTAAGGTTAGTCAATGAGGATGTCACTAACCCAGAAGTAGGTAGAGATTTAGCACTTAGTATTGTTAGAGTTAAGAACCCAAGGGGTGGTACTTATCCAGCTGTGAATTCAGTTCAAGCACTTGACAAAAGTCCGTTAAGTAAAGATGGTGAGTTAGCTAAAAATTGGTTATCCAATGAAAAAACATGGAAAGATGTTTATTCAGTAAAAGATTATAATTATTTAAAAATTATAGTTATGGGTGAAATTCCAGCGTGGAGTAAAAAACTTGAAAAGTTTGTTTCTAAATCTTCATTAACACCTGAAGATAGTGAAGTTACTACAGATGAATTAGATTCAAAAATAGTTATGGGTGCTAACGTACCAAAAGTTGAAGCTGAAGTTGAAGTTAAGACTGAAGAAGTTTCAGAAACTTCTTATACAGCTGAAGTTGATATTAAAGAAGAAGAAGAAGACGATTTACCCTTCTAAAAAAAGTAAATCAAAATAAAGGGTTTGATAGCGAGGGAAGGTGCTATCAAACCTTTTTTTAACTAATTGTTAGAAATAAAATAACTTTATGATTCCCTATTAAAAAAAAAATGGCAAAAAAACCAAGTAAAACGACGGTAGCAAAGAGTAGTTACAATCTAGAAGATTTTAAAAAATCTCAAGGCATTCAAAAAACAATAAAAGATAAAGACTTATCATGGATACCATTATCAAAAGCGTGGCATGATGCTATTAAATTACCTGGCTTTGCTAGAGGATTTGTTAACTCAGTGAGGGGTTATTCAAATACTGGAAAATCAACTGCGTTTTATGAAGCAATTGCTGGCGCACAAAGAATTGGTGATTTACCAGTTATATTTGAAACAGAAGGTAACTTTAATTGGAAACACGCTAAAATGTGTGGTGTTGAGTTCCATGAAGATGTAGATGAGAGTACTGGTGAGATTACACATGGTGGTAGATTTATATTCATGGGTAATAAAGATTTATTAGAAAGGTATCAATTATATGACCACCAACATAGTAAAAAAGTTTCAAAACCAATGAGGTTTGAACCTGTTTTAGAAGATATTGCATTGTACATGACTGAATTATTGGATATGCAATCTGAAGGTTTATTAAAAGAGAATTTATGTTTCTTATGGGATTCAATCGGAACTTTAAATGGTTTTAAATCCGCAATATCTAAAACAACTAATAATATGTGGAATGCTGGCTCAATGAAAGTATTTCAAGCGATTGTTAATTTTAGAATTCCAACATCTAGAAGGGAAGATAGTGAATTTACTAACACATTTATTTGTGTACAAAAAATTTGGTATGATAGTATGAATATGAAAATCAAACACAGTTGTGGTGAATTCATGTTCTTTAACTCTAGGTTAATAGTGCATTTAGGTGGTATTATTTCACATGGTACTGCTAAATTAAAAGCTACGGCTTTAGGTAATGAATTTCAATATGGAACTGAATGTAAAATTAATTGTGAGAAAAACCACGTTAATGGTATTGAGAAGAAAGGTAAAATAGCTTCAACACCACATGGTTATTGGAATCCTGATGAGTTAGATGATTACAAAAAAGAGCATAGAGATTTTATACATGAGAATTTAAATGTTGAATATGGTGCTGATATATCGTATTCTACTGAAGAAGGTGAAAAGTCTGGTGAAGACTTTGGGGCCTAAATATTAACCCTTTAAATAAATAAAGGATATGGCTAAAAAGCCAAGAAAACATGGTGTTTCTAAGGAAACTAAAAACACCTTACTTGTTGATGGTAACGCACTATTTAAAATGGGGCTTTACGGTGCAAAAGATATGTTTACTAGGGATGGTGACCACATTGGTGGGCTATTTGTTTTCATTACCATCCTTAGAAAACTATTACAAGAAAACCTATACCATAGAGTGTTTGTATTTTGGGATGGTCAATTTAGTGGAAAAATGAGGTGGGAACTTTATTCTGACTACAAATCTGACCGTAATAAAGACTACATTAATGGTACACACCCAGTCGATATACAAGAAGTTACTGAAAAATTCTTAATTAGACAGTACTTAGAAGAATTCTGTGTGCGACAAATGATTGATAATACTAACTCTGGGGTAGAAGCTGATGACTTTATCGCTTATTATTGTAAAACTAAAGATAGTGATGAAAAAATTACTATTTGTACCACAGATAGGGATTTAGCTCAATTAATAGCTAAAGATGTTAGGATTTACTTTTGTGATAAAAAAATAAGAGATTATGTCACATTAGAAAATTACCAAACTTTCTTTAAGCATCATCAATCAAATAGTAAATTGATAAAAATTATAGGTGGTGATGGTAGTGATTGTATAAAAGGTATTGCTGGTGTTAAAGAACCGACTTTACTTAAATTGTTTCCAGACTTAACTAAAAGGGCGGTAACATTAAAAGAAATACTTGAATCAGCTAAAGAACAACAAGAGGAACGGCTTAAAGCTAAGAAGAAACCTCTCAAGTCACTGACTAATATTGTTGAGTCTAACACTGATGGAGTACAAGGTAAAGAAATTTACAAAATAAATGAGATAATAATTGATTTAAGTAATCCACTTATCGATGAAAAAAATAGATTGTTACTCGAATATAATAAAAAGCCAATGGGTGATATTGAAGAAAGGGGTATCAAGAATGCTTATACATATATGAAACGAGATGGTATGGATAAACAAATTGAATCTTTTAGTACAAATTACTTATTACCGTTCAAAAAATTAATAGAAAGAGAACGTAAGCAAACAAATTTAATAAACAGTTAAAATTATGATTAGAAAAACCGAGAACGTAAGACCATTTGAGTTTTCATTGAGAATTAACAACCACATCATTTGTCAAAGATTTTTTAATATTAAAAATTATAACAATGATTGTAGAGAATCGTATGAGTTAAAAGAAATGCTTGATGAAATTATGGGTACTAACCAACAATTAAAGTTGGGGTTAATTCCTGAGTACTTCAAATACAGATGTGTTGCAAATTCACACAAACCTTATCACTTACAAAATAATACTTTGTCTGATAAAAAGGTTATTTTTAGTTTAGAAATATCTAAAAATAACGTTAATAAATTAAGAGAAGGGGGTAACAACTTTAATATCGAAGATTTAGAAAAAGAGGTTATTTGTGTTGGTAGCTTCGATGGTAACTTATTTCACCCTAATGTGAGGTATGATGTGGATATTAGAAGTATTATACCAGATATAATTAAAGTGATATCAAAATATATGAGTTTTAAAAACAACACCAATACATTTGGTGACGTTAAATTGACTAGGTTAAATAAGTTAACCCAAGATGAATTAGAGAAAACATATCAAAATTAATAATAATATGAGTGAAGATAAAGATAGTTCTGGATTTGGATTTTTAGGTATTCCATATCAACAAAGATTGTTAGCTCAGTTAATTAATGACCATAGATTTGCTTCAAATATCTTAAGTATAGTAGACCCAAACTACTTTACTGATATGTATTTGAGAATGATTGCAAAAGTAATTGTTGACGCATATGAAGTTGATGAGGTTGTACCAGATAAGGACAGCCTTATGTTTAGGTTAAATGCTAGAGAAGATAATGAAACTATTAAATTATTTTTAAAAGCCACATTAGAAAAAATAACTGATGGTGATTTAAACGATTCTGATTTTGTCCAAAATATGGCAATGAAGTTTTGTAAGCAACAAGAGTTAAAAAAATCAGTGTCTGATATTCAAAATATAATCGATAAGGGTGATTTAGATAGTTACGATGAATGTGAGGAAATACTAAAAAAGGCGTTGGAAATTGGTAGTAATAAAGATGCTGGTATTGATGTGTTTTATGATATTGAAGATGTATTAAGTGAAAATTTTAGAAATCCAATACCAACAGGTATAAGTGGTTTAGACGATAAGATGGGTGGTGGTTTATCTAAGGGTGAATTAGGGGTTATATTAGCACCATTTGGGGTTGGTAAAACAACTATGATAACTAAATTAGCTAACGAAGCTTATACACATGGACATAATGTATTACAAATATTTTTCGAGGACATACCTAAAGTAATTCAACGAAAACATTTATCATGTTGGACTAAAATCCCATTAAATGATTTATCAATTGGGGTTAATCGACCAATGATTGATGCGGCTATGATTAAACATAATGATGGTAAGGGGTATTTGGAATTAAAGAAGTTTTCTAGTGATGGTACAACAATACCAATGATTAAGAATTATGTTAGAAAATTAGCGGCTTCTGGTAGAAAACCTGATATTATATTACTTGATTACATTGATTGTGTTACTTCTAACAAAACATTTAACGCTGCATATGAATCTGAAGGTCCAATAATGAGACAATTTGAGTCGTTATTATCGGAATTTGATATGGTTGGTTGGACAGCAATACAAGGTAATAGAAGTTCTATAGGTGCTGATACTGTTGATTCAACAATGATTGGTGGGTCAATTAAAAAAGGTCAAATAGGCCATTTTATAGTGTCAATAGCAAAAGATTTAGACCAAAAAGAGACTGGTAGGGCTAATATGGCTATATTAAAATCTAGATTTGGTGTTGATGGTATCATTTTTAGTGATATTGAATTTGATAACGCTAGAATTCAAATTTCAATTGATAATGGTAACGTTATGAAAGCGTCTGAAATGGATGATTATAAACAAGCTAAAGGTACTGAAAGAGTTGGTGATTTACTTACTCAGTTTGATAATGACAAAAAAGCTAAATTAAAGGCTGAATTAATCGATTTAGAAAATAAAAAATAAAATTAACAAAATAAAAATAGATATTATATTATGAGCAAGTATTTAAATATAGATAATGGTGATAGAGACACTAAATTTCCAATAATTCACTCAGAGCTTTGGGCGTTTTATAAAAAACAACAAAGTAAAATATGGACGGCTGATGAATTAGATTTATCTAAAGACACGTTAGAAGGTATTCCAGAAGGTGAAGTTGTTATATTAAAGAATTTATTAGCATTTTTTGGTGTATCAGATACATTAGTGCAAGATAATTTAGCTGATGAAATAGTTTCAGAATTTTCTTCTATTGAAGAAATTAAATCTAATTATGTTTACCAAGCATATATTGAAGATGTGCATAGTGAGACTTATTCATTATTGATTGAGCAATTGATTAATAACGAAGAAGAGAAACAAGCTATGTTTAAAGCTATTCAAACTAATCCAATTGTAACCGCAAAGGTTAAGTGGGCCAAAAAATGGTTAGAAAATGGTTCTATAATACATAGAGTTGTCGCATTTTCATTATTAGAGGGTATGGGGTTTTCCAGTACTTTTGCAGTTCTTATGTTCTTTAGATTACAATACCCTCAATTAGCTGGATTAGGTCAAGCAAATGAACTGATTTTATCAGATGAGGTATTGCATATGCATTTTGGGATAAAGATGCATAATGATTATATCAAAAAAGAATATAGGTTACCATCATCTGAAATTAAAGAAATGATTTTAGATTGTTACGAAACTGAGAAGCTTTTCGTTGAGTCAATTTATGGCGGTAGTTATGTGTTAGGTTTACCTAAGGATGGGTTAATTCAATACATACAATACGTTACTGATAGCTTATTAATGTATTATAACATTGAAAGCGTCTTTAAAGTAGAGCAACCATTCGATTTCATGGCTTCATTTTCAATTGTTGAAAGACAAAACTTTTTCGAAACTAAAGGTGGTGAATATAATAGATTAACCAATATTGGTGGTTCATTAACCACTGATGACTTTTAAAAAAAAAATAAATGAAGATTATCAAAAAAGATGGCTCTAGCCAGAATTTTAACCCTAACAAGGTATTAACTAGAATTAAAAGAACTGCAAAGAGTTCAAACCTAAAAATTGATAGCGATAGATTATCCCAAAAGGTAATCCCTCAAATTCAAGATGGTATGAGTACTGACGATATCGATAATTTAGTTGTTATCGAATCGTTAGGTTCAGTTTCATTACATCCAGATTATTCAATGTTAGCTTCAGCTATTGAGATAGACATTACACAAAAAAATCATAATTATAGAGATTTTGATTTTGAATTGGATTATAGCCGTGATTATACCTTTGACTATTTAGCTTGGGCCACATTTAAAAAATCATACAGAAATGGTGATGAATTACCTCAAGAAATGTATGCTAGAATTGCTACTTCATTATCGGAAGATAAAATAAATGTAGCCCCTAGTTATACAACTGATAAGTTTATGTATGAAATGCTTTCTACTAAACAAATGAACTTCGCCACACCAATTAATTTAACAGCTGGTACTGGTGCTAAAAACAATCGTTTTATTTCATGTGATATTAATTTTCTTATTGAAGATAGCCTTGAAGGGATTATTGATACGTTAGGTGAATTAGCTAAATCATCTAAAGATGGTTCGGGCATTGGAGTTTACATTGGGAATCTTAGAAGTTCTAAAAGTAGAGTAGGGGATTTCAATGGTAATGCAGCTGGAATACCAAGGTTTTCAGATTTAGCACAAGGTATCGCTAGATTCTTCAATCAAAGGGGTAGGAGAAACGGTGCATTCGCTTTATACGCACCAACATGGCACAAAGATATTATCTCACATTTAGAGTTGAGATTGAATGAAGGTGATGAAAGGTTAAGAACTAGAGATATTTTTACTGGAGTGTGTGTAGATGATGTATTTATGGAGGCTCTAACGAAGGATAAAGATTATTACTTGTTCTGCCCTAATGATATACTTAAAGCTGGTTTAAAACCATTCCATGACTGTTCTCCAGATGAATTTAAGGTAGAATATCAGAAAGCGATTGATTTAGGTATAGGTGAAAAAATTGACCCAAGAGCGATTTGGAATAAAATCTTATTATCTTGTGCGTCTACGGGAACACCATATATCATATTTAATGATAATATTAATAGAAAAAACATGCAAGAGCATTTTGGTCCTATTAAAAGTTCTAACTTATGTGCTGAAACTATACTATATGCTGATAAAGATGAGGTTGGTCAATGTGCTTTAGGTTCTATACCATTAAAAACTTGTACTAACATTAGACTTGCGGCTAAAACATTATCATATGCAATTAATAAAGTTATTGATACGAATGTTTACTCTACAGAAAGAGCTGAAAGAGGTGGTTTAGGGCAAAGAACTATCGGTATTGGTGTTGCTGGGTTAGCGGAGTACTTATACTCAAGAGGATTAAATTTTGAGTGTGAAGAAGGTAAGGAAGCGTTTAAACATGTTATGAGAGAAATTTACTTGGGTGCCGTTGAAGGTTCACAAGATTATTACGAGGTACATAATGTAACTTTCAGGGATTATAATAATTCATTATATGCTAAAGGTGTGTTTAACCCACAGAAATGGGGAATTCATGAATCTGAAATTGATATGAGTAGACCAGTTTCAAATAGTTTATTTACAGCATTAATGCCAACAGCATCATCATCTAACCTTTTAAGTTGTACGGAAATGTTTGAAGTCCCAACTGGAATGGTGTATAGAAGAAAATTAGATAAAGGTGAATTCATAGTAGTTCAGCGTAATTTAGTTGAGGATTTAGAAGAATTAGGTCTTTGGAATGATGTTATGGCTGAGAAAATAGTCACAGCTGGTGGTACAATTCAAGGGATTTATGAAATCCCAGAAAAATATAGAGATAAATATAAAACAGCTTTTGAAGTATCTCAAAAAGAGAGAATAACTATGATTAATAGAGCATTCCCTTATATTGACCAATCAACTTCATTGAATTTATATTACCCTGATGGTGATTTCACTAAAATGTCTTCAGCTTTAATATATGGTTGGACAATTGGTAATAAAACTGGTTCTTATTATACAAGAATTAAGAAAAAAGATGCTGAAACAACAGCAGATTTGTTTAAGAGAAAAGAAGTTATAGCACCGAGTAAACCAGATGATTCAGAATTTGACTGTTTTGGTTGTTCAGCATAACATACTACTTATTACTTCATGTTAAGATTAAGAGGTTGAGCATTCGTGCTTATACCTCTTTTTTTTGTTCAAAACTTTACTTTAAGATATTTATTATTAAATAATAACATGGCTAATAAGAGTATTAACATAAATTTCCCATTTAGAGATAGCCCTAAAGGTTTTTTCTTAGATTTAAATACGGTTGATAGTAAAGCAATAAAAGCTGACTTATTACACTTAATTTTAACCAATAAAGGTGAACGTTTATATTTACCAGATTTTGGTACGAACCTTAGAAAATACTTATTTGACCCTTATGATGGGATTACAGAAAATGAGATAAAAAGTGAAATATCCGATGCTATTAAAAAATATATTCCAAATTTAAAGGTAAATTCGATTACTTTTGATGAGGCACCTCAAAGTCAATACGGTGTAGTTGTTAGATTAGACTATACTATCACTGAAGATGTCTTCGAAACTAAAGATTTTATAATAATAAACCTTTAAACTTTATTTTCCTAACTTTTTTATTATCTTATATTTATAATAAAAAGATTTATACAATGGGAAAAGGTATTGCATATTCAAGTAGAAACTTTGCTGATGTAAGAACGGAACTAATAGATTTCGTAAAACAATATTATCCAGATATCTTATCGGATTTTAACGATGCCTCTATTGGTATGTTATTAATTGAGTTAAATGCTGCGGTAAGTGATATGCTTTCGGTAAACACCGATAGAATGTTTCAAGAAACGCAAATTGACTACGCTCAACAAAGAAGTTCTATATTATCAATGGCTAGGACATTTGGACTTAAAATACCAGCTAAAAGACCTTCAATTAGTATTGTAGACTTTTCAGTTACAGTGCCAGTTTTTGGTGACTCATTCGATGTTCGATACGCTCCAATTATTAGAGTTGGTGCACAAGTAGGTGGCGGTGGAAAGGTTTTTGAAACAGTAGATGACGTTGACTTCTCTAGTCCATTTACAACTGGAGGTTTACCTAATAGACTTATAATACCAAATTTAGACAGCAATAATAATATAATCAATTATACTTTAACTAAAAGGGAAATCGTTTTAAACGGTGTAACTAAAACATTTAAAAAAACAATATCATCCGCTGATGTAATTCCATTTTATGAAATAGTGTTACCAGATAATGATGTTCTATCTATTAGTTCAATCATTACTAAAAATGGTACTAATTATACAACTGAACCAACTATCGATGAATTTCTTAATTTTGATAATAGATGGTTTGAAGTTGACGCTTTAGCTGAAGATACAAAATTTATTGAAGATGTTAACGCAGTTTCAGATAATTCAGGTGTAAACCCAGGTAAATGGGTTAGAATATCAAGGAAGTTTATTAAAGAATATACTGATAATGGGTTTATTAAACTAATTTTTGGTGGTGGAACTAACGATGTAACTTCATTAGAAGAATTTAACGTTGATAATTCATTAACTGATAGAATTGGTGATTTTATAAATAACCTATCTTTAGGGGAAACACTTAAATCTAATACAACCCTATTCATACAATATAGAGTTGGTGGTGGTGCTAACACAAATTTAGGTTCTAACACTATTAATACAACTAGTTTGATTAATATGTTTGTTAATGGCCCTGTTGACTCAAATAATAAATCAGTTAGACAATCACTGGCGGTAAATAACCCAGTACCAGCTTTAGGTGGTAGGGATGAACCTTCAATAGAAGAAGTTAGAAATTTAGTGAGGTATAATTTTGCATCACAAAATAGGGCTGTTACAATTAAAGATTATCAAGCTAGAATTAGTCTAATGCCAGGTGAATTTGGGGTTCCATTTAGAAGTGGTGTGTTTGAAGAACAAAATAAAATATTGATTTATATATTAGGGTTAGACTCTAATAGTAGGTTAACTAACTCATCAACAAGTACATTAAAAACTAATATATCTAATTATTTAGCTGATTATAGAATGTTAAATGATTACGTGGTAATTGCTGATGGTCAAATAGTAAATTTAGCTTTTGAATTTGATTTGTTGGTGGAAAAAGATTACCCACAATCTCAAATTATATCTAATGTGATATCAAGAGTTAAAGAATTCGTAGACATTAATAAGCGTCATATGGGTGAAAATATATATTTGGGTCAATTAATAGAAAATGTAAATAATGTTGGTGGTGTAACTAACGTAATTGATATTAGAGTTTTTAATAAAGTCGGTGAAGGTAAATATTCGATGAATGAGGTTGAACAACCTTATGAAGATGAAGCAACAAAACAAATTAGAATTTCAGATGAATATACTTTATTCGGAAATCCTAAGAGTATGTTTGAAGTTCGTTTCCCAGAGAAGGACATCACTGTTAGAGTAAAATAAAAAATATGGGTTGTGGATGTAAAGGTGATAAAAAATCACCAAATTTAGTAAACGAAGAAACTGGTGAATTAAACATAAAAGGTAAATTACTTAAAATACCTATGGCATTCGCTTTGACTTTATTAATGATTATTTTATCACCATTTTTGGTGGTATTAGTGTGGTGGATAGCAATCAAATCAATCTTTGGTAGCGATTCAGATATAGTTAATTTAGTTTTAAGTAACTTTAAGAAAAAAATGGTCGTTGATAAAAATAATGAACCAAATATAGAAGAACTTGATTTTAATGAAGACGATTATGAAATCGTAGGTGTAGATATAATAAAATAATGTCAAATAATATAAGAATACGTACTAACCCTAACGGTGGTGATACCCATTTAAAAGTTCAATTAAATCAAGATTTTGATTTTCTTGAAATTTTATCTTTAAAGATATCGCAAGAGGATGTATATCGTAGTTTTTATTCAGATTATGGTGTTGTCGTTGGTAGAGTTATAATGAATAGTGGTGTTGGAGTTCCCAACGCTAGGATTTCTGTTTTCATACCCTTAACTGATGAAGATGCTGAAAACTCTGAACTTAAAAGTATTTACCCATACCAAGATTTACAAGATTTAAACTCAGATGGTGTAAGGTATAATACATTACCTAAAGATGCCCAAGGTGTGTGTCATGCACCAATAGGTACTTTCCCAACCAAAAGAGAGTTAGTGGATAACGAATCTCTTTTAGAAGTTTTTGAAAAATACTATAAATATACAACAACTACAAACGGTGCTGGTGATTTTATGTTATTTGGTGTGCCAGTTGGTAATCACACATTAAACATTGACGTTGATTTATCTGACATTGGTATTTTCTCACAAAGACCGTATGATTTTATAGAACAAGGTAATCCAAAAAAATTATTTGAATCTCCAACTAAATTTAAAACCAACACAAATCTAAATAATCTTACACAAGTAAAAAATAGACAAGTTGGTGTTAATGTCATCCCATTTTGGGGTGAGAATAACGCTAGTGAAGTAGGTATATCTAGAATTGATGTTGATTTAAATTATAATATAACACCCAATGCAATTTTCATTGGCTCAATATTCGGTGATAACGAAAAAAATAGTGTAAATAAAAACTGTAGACCTAGAAAAAAAATGGGTAAAGTTTGTGAGATGGGAGAAGGTGAGGGTTCTATTCAAATGCTAAGAAAAACTTTATATGGGGGAAATGAAAGGTATGATGTTGAAGGTGGTAGAGTTATAACTGATAAAGGAACTTGGGCTTATCAAATACCAATGAATTTAGATTACGTCGTTACAGATGAATTTGGTAACCTAAGCCCTACGGATGACCCAACTAAGGGGATACCAACTAGAACTAATGTTAGGTTTAAAGTAAATTTAGACCAAACTGGTGGTGAAAGTAGATTAAGGAGTAGAGCCAATTATCTAATACCACATAATCCAGAAAATAATAGTGAAGTTGATTATAGTTTTGATGAAAGTACACCTGATATTCATTTTAGAGAATTATATTGGAATAAAATTTATACAGTTAGAAATCACATTGCTAGATTTCAAAAAAGTGTTGGTGTCGAGAATAGAAATTTTATTGGGTTTAAGGATGTTGATGATTGTGTAGGGGTTAAAACACCGTTACCATTTAATAAAATGGACACTGATTTTAATCCATTATATGTGGTAGTATGTGTAATAGTGTCAATAATATTAGAAATCATTGAACTTTTAAATGGTATAATTAAACTTAAGATTTTTATAGTAGGGAGAGTTTGTAAATTTTTAAACATTGGATGTGTATCAATCAATTGTAATGGTCTTCCATATTCCCCTGGATGTAGTAGTAAATGTGGTAATTCAGGCAACAATAATACAGGTGATGCATTAGATTGTTTTCAAATAGCATTAGCTACTGCTTTAAATATTTTTAAATTTGATTTTTATAATGAATGGTTAAATGGGTCATTATATTCATTTTTATTTAAATATAAAAAACTTAAAAATTCAGACCCAAAATTTTGTGGTGATGGTAATGGGGATAATAATAATCACATTTTAAATACAAATGCACCAGGTAGTGACACAAAAACTCCAGAACAATCAGAAATAGAAGAAGGGGTGATTGCTAGTTATGAAGGTGAGTTATTTTATAAACCCTTAACCGAAAAGGGTCATAAATTTTATAGTACTGATTTATATAATTTAGGTGCAGTATTTCCGTGTGATTGGCAAGAAAAGCCTAAGATTCAAACTGAATTGATTGGCACAACTTATCAAATACCACCATTAACAAAAGATGGTGATAAAATAAAAGAAAATGATGTCACACCAATTGACGGTTTATTATTTGATTTAAATTGTCTTAAAGCTAATGCTGGTCGAACGCAATCTACAAGTATTCGAAGAATTTGTGAAATTGGTGTTGGGTTAGATGAATATCAAATTAACGACCCAAATGATGATAGTGATGATATACCAAACAATAGGGAAATTGATAATGATGACATTGATAACACACTATTAAGAAGTAATTTAATTAAATTAAATGACGTTAATTATTATAATTTTAGTGTAGATAATATTGATTCAAATTTTAAGGATGGGCCTGAATATGAAACTTATAGGGGTAAAAAAGTTGTTGCTGGTATAACACAATTTTTCGGTAATTCATTTTATTTCTATTTTGGTACACAACCAAATAATGGTGCAATTGAATTAATGAATTCAAAGTATTTTACATCGTGTAGTAAAATAATTAAAAACGATATAATAATTACAGGTAATATAACTGGTGATACTAATAGTAGTATTGATATTAATAACGGTAGTATTGAGGTGATTGTTAATGGTGGTACCCCAGAATATTTTTATGAATGGTATGACAGTAATAATAATATTTTACCAAATGGAAGTGGTATTGGTGTTAATGTAGTTACTGGTTTAGCTGGTGGAAGTTATTATGTTATTGTGACTGATAAATGTGATGAATTAAGTAGCACGAGAGATGAATGTGAGGGTAAACAAATTAAAAAAACGTTTGTAGTAAATGGTTTACTAGAATTATCGGTTGATGTATCTACTATTAATGCTACTAGTTCATCTAGTTTAGATGGGGGAATGATATTCAATGTAATTGAGGGAGGTGTGTCACCATATGAGGTTTCAATTATAGGTCGAAGTCCAATTGTATTTAATGAGACATTTAATGACATTGTATATTCATTAAATGTTGGTGAATTAGGTGTTGGTTTATATGATGTTGTTGTTAAAGATAGCAACATACCAATTGATGATAAATCACTTGTGGTGGAAATTACAGTACCAAGTACATTAGAGATAATTAATTTTAACCCCACAAACACTAGTTGTTATGATTTTGATGATGGTTCAATTATATTCCAAGTTATAGGTGGTACTCCAGAATATAACATTATTTTAAAGGATGGTAATGGTATAAATTACTCAGTAAATGAAAGTGCTAATAACACATATAAATACAATGATTTACCAAGTAATACTTATTCATTAAGTATTGTGGACACACTTAGTCAAACTTTTGACAAAACAATAACCTTGACTAAACCTAATGAATTAGTGTTATCAGCAATTAATCTAAAATATGGGGATTACAAATATACATGTACAAATACATTATCGGGTGTTCAATACAACTTAGAAGATGACTTAAGTGTCACGGTAGATACGTTTGTCGGTGGTGGTACCATTATTAGGACCATAACCACAGCCAACATGTCGGGATATCAAGTTGTTAGTGAATTTGGTTGTGGAAGTAATATTTTATAATAATGATGGATAAAAGAAAATATAGGTTAAATAATGCATCATCACAAATAGCTGTGAATGAGGATACCTTTGATAAAATTAATATTGAATCAAATAGTAGGCTTTTACCAGTTGGTGAAACGAATAAAATTATTAATCTAGGTGAGCAATTTAATAAAGAGCGACAAGATTCAAAATATTATAGAATTACAGGTGCATTCAATACACTATTTAATAATGTATTATTTAATATGAATGGTAAAAATAGTTGGTCATCGTTTAACCAAAGCTCATTTAAAGACGGAAGTTTAAGTAATGACGAAGATTTAACATATGAAGAATCCATTACTAAACATTTAAAAGAAAATAATGGTTGGTTTGGTTATTTAGACCCAACACCCGCTAAATCTTCATTGTGTAGTTGGGTTGATATGGAACCTAATCGAAATTTATTTTCTTTAGCACCAAAGAATGGTGTTAAAAATTGGGAAATAACCATTTCATACCCATCTTATATAGATACGATAACTAAATCACCTGGTAATTCTAATCACGAAATAGTTAGGGGTGGGTTAATATTAATAAATGTTGTTGTTTCAGTTATTGGTAATAGAAATATGTTGACATTCACAACACCCGTTAAACATAATTTAAACCAAGGTGACGCTGTTGAAATAAATGGTTTGGAGATATTAGGTGACTCAGGGTCAATAAGCCCTTACAATGGTCAATACAGTGTAATTAGGTTAGGTAAAGATAATGGTGATGATAAAGATTATTATTTTAGTGTAGATATAGGTGAGTTAGTTGGTGTTAGCACTAAGTCAAGGATGGCAAAAGTAGTGAATGGTAAAAAATCGTTATACTACGTTAGAGTTTTTAAAAAAGTAACAGTAAAAGGTGGGAAAGAAATTGAAGATGACGATTATGAGGTACACCCACTTGCATTTAGCCAAACAATTTATGAAGATAAAGAATGTCAATTTGTTTTTAATGAAGATATTGATATTACTAACCTCGTTGATAACTTAGGTAGGCCATTAAGTGAATTATACTTAACTATCATTAAAACTGATAGCGATAATACCTTTACACCAGTTAAATCTGGCGTTAAAATGCCGCTATCAACTAATATTAGTAAAAGGGCGTTATCCAATATTAATAAAATAACGAATGATTCATTAAATAGTGATATTGAAATTGAAAGTAATGTTATAATAGATAATGATTTATTTTATGGTGATGTAGTAGAATATAATTTACTTGAATTTAAGGAAACGGTTTTAGGTGATGTATACCACACATTTAACACTATTGATAGAGAAAGTGATGGTGGTTCTGTAGCTGGTAAAGCTTTAGGTATAAGACATGAGGGGTATATGTATAAGCCACATCATAAAATAGAAATTAGAAAATATTCTAATTATGTTGAAGAAGGTTTATTCAATACATTAGATAGACCAAAATATTCAAAATATGTTGGAACTAGAGAAGGTGGTAGATATTTATGGAGGGATTTATTAGATATTGGGTTAAATGATACACAAGAAACGTATTTGGATTACCCATTTTTAAATGGGTCACATTATATAAATAAATGTATTAACTTACCATTATTTAGACAAGACCCATTCGGTTTTTATGGGTTAAAATGGAATTCGTATCCAGCGGATGCTTCAGGAACTCCTATGGAAGATAATACAATAATAAAAAATTCACAAGATGTCTGTTAATAAATTTAAAATAAGAATAGGTGATTTTGATAAGGATAATAATCTAAAAATTCCATTATCATTAGATTTTAGCTCTGCTGACCAATTAGAGGTAGTTAATAAGGAATTCATCTCTGTTGAAACTGAAAAGGCTATCAACCCAATTATTGATTATGATAAAGTCAGGTTCACGCCAATTAAAGCAAATCAAGTTGATTTAGTTAAAGATTTAAAAATTAATTTAAATTTCTTAAATAGTAGTGGGTCTTACAATAATATAACACATTATAGTGATATTGGTTTTACTGATGACGATATTAAATTCAAAAAGAATAAATTTTTAAATTCATTCTTAAAACTTAGTTTTTATGATTCAGATGCGCCAACAAATCAAAATTTAGTTTCAATAGTTACGATATTTTCTAAAGTCACACAAAGTGATGTAAAACCCTTATCAGTTGTAGGTGGTGGTTTACCAAATAACGCTAACAAATTTATTGTTAGGTATTTATTAAATAACCCAGTAACAACCCCAGAAGGTTTTGCGGAAGGGTTTTATTTATACCATTTTAAAAGTGATTTAGAAACACCTGATAATGGTATTAATTTATATATGAGAGCTGAATTTAATAATGCGGCTACAGGTAAAATAACAAAATTTATAACAACAAATGAGTTATTAAATATTAATTCATTGATTAAAAAGTTACATACAAAATATTTATTAACAAGGGATACTACTGGTTATTTTTATTCATTAGACCCATCATATAATAATGCAACTAATATAACTGAAACAGGGACTGGTGTGACATTAGATTTATTTGAAATAAGAGTTGAATAATGGAAATTATAAAAAGAAAAATATTAATCAATGATTTGGGTGAAAATATTTATTTTAAAATAAATATTTCTCAATCAATTGATAACATGGGTTTAATGACTGACATGCCATTTGATGGTAGTTGCATTACTCAATGTACTATTGGTTCAGACCCATTAATATTTATGAATGAGGGGATTAGTAGCGTTTGGTATAAACAAGGTGGTAAAGTAGTTTATGGTAGTGATTCTAAATTGAATCAACTAAAATCATACGATAAAAATGAAGTTTATAAATTAAATTTTAATATAAAAAGTGAGAGCTATGGAGATTTCCAATCACCATCAGTCAGGAATATTAATGGAGTTGACAAGGTGACTAAGATTGACGGTGATAACATTATTTATGTATTAAATGCAAAAAGAGACCTCACAATTGGTACTAGTCAACAATCTACTGGTATGTTATATGAAGATAACCCAGAAACGCCTTTAGATTTACCAAAGGAATTAGATAATGAAATAACAACAACTAGGGTTGAATATACTGGTGAAGGTTGGAATGAAACTAATACGTCATTAGAACCACAAATACAAGAAGATTATTTATTAGGTATCATTAGTGAACCAGAAGTGGAAACTGATGTATTTATAGATAGAAGCACCTTTAGTGTTTTAGATAAACATTTAAGATTATCTGAAATTGAAAGCCTAGACCATTTGACAAGATATGGTAATGGGTTTTATAATATTAATAGAAATTAAAAAATAATAATTATGGCAACTGGAAATTATGGGACTGTTAGACCAGCAGATGTATCGTTAGATGACGTTGAAGTGTTTTTACATTACACCCCATCTAGAAATGATATTGGTGATACAGTACTAACTAAATTAAATACTAAGGATGTTTTATCTCAAATAAACAACCCTAATAACCCTAACGCAATTGAGGTTTTTGGTGGTATGTATACGTTAACACTACCTAGCACACTTTTTAGTGAAAAGGGTATTTACACTTTATCAATTAAACCAGTTGAAATTAGGACTAAAATATTAGACTGTGGTGTGTTATCAGCAAAGTCAGATATTAAAGGTTTAATTTTTGATACAGCCTCAAATAACTTAAATAGCACGTATACATCTAGATTCCAAAATGGTGGTTTAGTGGGTTATAGAATAGAATATTTAAGTAATAATAATTCAGATGGTGATGTTAAAGTTAGAAATTTCTCAAGACTAATCACTTCAAACAATAGAGTTGATGTGGTAAATCAAAACTTAACTAATACTAATCAAAAAGCTGTTAGATATAATTTTAATGATAATTCAACATTAGTATTTGCAACAGTAACACCTAGTTCATCATCAAATGTAAAACCAAACGTTTTACCATTTATTGGTGAACCTAATCAAGACGTTATAATCACAAACACATTCTTTAATCCAATTCAAGTAGAAATAGAAATGGTTGAGCATGACATAGAAACGATTGCTTATGGGTTATATGGTCCACAAAGTAAATCAGTTGAAGATGGTATTTATACTAACTATACATTTGATAAAGAAATTTATAAACAATATAACTTATTTGAAATTAAGGACCAATTTACAGGTGAACCTTTATTTGAAGTAAGAGAACCTAGAACAAATATTGATTTTAGTAAAGGATTTGATGAAATAAGTGAAGTATAATGGCTAAAGTAAAAATAGTAGGTTATGCCAAAAAAGAGGTTTTTGGTAATGGTGTTGAATATAGAAATTTTTCACCAGATTTAGTAGGGAATCAATTCGCTAGTAATGAAGGTACACCTATTTTTACATCAGGTAATTTTAATATTACCACTAATTTAGATAGTAAAGTCGATAAAGAATTTGTAACCAATAAATTTACTGATTTCATTTCTTTAGATTCACTTAATTTAGATGAAACACTAGAAAGTGTTTTAACTAAGTACTCTAAAAATGCTAAACTTAATTTAGATTATACCGATGCGTTAACATACGCTTTTTTTGGTTCTTTTAGAGAATATATTAGAGTTTCATTAGAAAACATAATAATTAAGTGGCCAGCATCATTATATGTTAGAGAAATTAATGTTAACGACCCAGCACTAACGGGTAAAACAGTTGATAATTATGTTTATAGCTCATTAAATGATACTAGTACCTTCGAAATTTCAACGGATAGGATTGAAAACAACTTTGATATTAATTTTTTAAGTGGTGGTACAATAGAAAACACATTTAACGAAAGTAATGTATTACGTAACTTAACGTTAAACTACGCAAGTTTTGTGATATCAAATATTAATGGTGATTTTCAAGTAACTAATTTAATTGGTGCAGCATCATTAACAAATTCAACCCTTTACTTAACAGTTAAAGGTAATCCATTCCCAGACTATAGTTCAGATATAATTGATTATCATATTAAACCAAATAAAACTAAAATTGAGGGCTTTTTCTTTAATTTAAATGAATTTGAAAATAATTTATTAAATAGATTAACAATACCTGAATACACTAGTACTTTTACGGTATATAATGAGTCTGAAACGGGTAGTATTCTAGAAACGCAGAAGAAATTAACATGGCCAGTATCTGATGGGTATAACATAGATTTCAATTCATTAACATATATAAATTTTGTTAGTAAATTATTAGAAATAGCCGATGTTAATGACGATTCTAAATCTAATCTAATGGTTAGGTTTTTAGTGTCTAAATCTATTTCAGAATTTGATAGTATCCCAGATATTAATGGTACATATGTGGATGGTAATGGTCAAAAAATGACTAGCACTTTAAAAATATATGGAAGAGAATTTGATGAAATTAAAAAATACTCAGATGGTATTTCATTTGCGAATACTGTAACATATGATAAAAAGAATAACACCCCAGATATAGTATTAAAAAACTTAGCAAGGGTATTAGGGTGGGAGTTAACAACTTCTATATCCCAAATAGATGTGTTAGGTAATTTCTTATCATTAAATTCAAATTATTATGATGGTCACTCTAGGGGTTTAACAGACGCTGAAGCTGAAATTGAGTTATGGAGAAGAATAGTGTTAAATACACCTTGGATTTGGAAGTCTAAAGGAACTAGAAAAGCTATAGAATTTTTATTTAAATTTATTGGGGCACCAAGTGGTTTGGTTAGCTTTAATGAATATTTATATGTCGCTAAAACACCAGTAGATGTTGAGTTAACAACTCAAATGATGGAATATTTTAATGACACAACCGACCTTTCAAGTCTAAATTTAGACACTAACGGGTTTCCAAAGGTTTTACCAAATACCCCAGAAATGTATTTCCAAAAAGCTGGGTTATGGTATAGACAAACAGGTGGTGATAACCCAGATATTGACTTACTTGAGGGTAATAACCCACACATAGGCCCATACGATGGTGGACAAGCTTATATGGAGCAATTCACCAATTGTTTAATACCTAATTATAGTGGTAGTACTGGTGAGGTGTCTGACCTTGAAGAAAATGTTAATTTATTTACTAATTACGGTAATGGTACGTTTGATGAGTGTTGTGATTCAAGTGTTCTAGTTGTGTTAAATACTAACTACGATTTTCAAAGTATCGCAACAACAAATGTAAATAAAATATATGATAATTACTCAGTTACTGAAACTGGTTGTACAATAAATAATTCATGGTCAATTGTCGCAGCATTAACTGGTGAAACTTTTTATAATGAAGTGTTTTTCAATAGCACAGGTGATGTCCCACCATCAGAATCAGATTATGTAAATGCATTAAATCAGTTAAGTGGTACTACTAATTTAACAGGGTCTACATTCAATTATAGTAGCGTTGATAAAACATTCACAATAATAAGTGATAATGATAATTGTGATAGTGAGTTATTAGATACGTATATTAAAGTTGAAATTTGTGTAGATTCAACATATAACTGTATAGATGAATGTATTTCAGGTTTAACATCATTCATGGTAAGTACTTTAACAGATGATGCTTGTTCCCCAACAAATGCTTTACCACTAAATGTGACATATTACCATAATGGTGCTGGTACACATCCAACGGTAGGTGATACAGTTTACTCAAATATTTGTGGGTTAAACACTGTTTATCACCCTAGTGGGGATACTGTGTTTACTGATAATGGAATTGATTTTGCAATGCCTGAAGCTTGGTTACAAACCGACGCAAATGGTGTTATGGAAGAAATTATTTGTCCAGTAGTTGCGTGTACAGTTCAACTTGGTAGAGATTCACTTAATATAAATGGTGTTAGTTATGATAGATTCTTTTTGACTGGGTTAAATGAATTAAATTATGTGTCAATGAATTATCAAATAACGAATATGCAGTTATCGCCAAATAGTACGGCCAATCCATTTATAACAGATAGTTTAGGTCAGCAGATTAAACCAACAAACTTATCCCCATTAGTTAATTTAGTTAATATAATTAATGATACTACAAATGTATATGATTACACAGCGACCATTAACCCAAGGGGTAGTTATGACCCACTAACAGAGGGGTATAGTGTTGTGATTTCTGTAGTGTCTATGGATAAGGATTGTTTAATTAATACGAACTCAATAACTTTTCATTATGGTACAAACCGACTAATAGTTTAATATAATAAATGATATCAGGAACAACAAATACATGTCAAATTATAGATAATACACAATTTTATCTATCTGGGTTAACACAAACTAATACCGCATCAATTAATATACTTGGTAATGAAGGTTTAGATGTTTCAGAATGTTTTGGAATCTCAACTAATATTATCACTGTTGTAGGTGATAATGTAACATTAACTGGTGATTGTAATACTAGTTTAGAGATTCTAATAACTGAAGGTGTTGACACAACAGTGGAATGTCTTTATATTGACTATGATGAACAAACTTCAGGTTTAATTTTACTTACACTTAGCGGTGGTACAACAACGTTAAATGTACATCCAGAGTGTTGTTTAGCGTTAGGTTTTGAACCTGAAATTGGTGTCGATAATTATTATGTATGTAGGGCTAGGGAAGAATGTGACCCTAATGATTGTGATAATTATACACAAACTGGGGTATTCGAAGGTGAATATATGGTTTTTGATTCTAATTGTGGTGCTTCTACAACGATAGTGCCTAGTGAAGAATGTTGTTTCCGAGCTGGGTTAATTTTATCAAACAGTGGTATGCATTGTATTATAGACCCACCCGAAGTTGACCCATGTGATGGCTTAACTATTTTCTCTGAACCAGATTTTGGTGATATAATATTTATAGATGCGAGTACTGGTTCACAAACACCATTGGTACCAACAGCTGAATGTTGTAGTAGCAACGGATTTAGCTATGTAATTGATGGGAATAAGTATAGGTGTTATAAAACACAAATTCAAGAAGTTACAGTGTCTATAACTAATGATGAATGTTGTTTAGAAAGTGTTGTAGTCGTAGACCCAGACCCTACTGGACCTATTTATGAATACATTTGGGTAAAAGGTTGTGTTGGAACAACATATGCACTTTTTGATGGTGTTGTAAGAGTATTGATATCAGACAATTGGACAGCTAATGGATTTGGTTTTACAGGAAACGTAAGAAGTGAGTACGGTTCTACATTCTATATATTAACCATTGCTACAGAACAACAATGGGTTGATGGAGCTGGAGACATGTCTTCGGTCTGGGGTTCACTTAAAGAATTTGGCGCACCAACACAAATAGGGTGTGGGTAAAATAAAATAAATGAAATATGTGTGTAATTAATATAAATATAAATGCTTCAACCCAAGCTGGTACAACAATATCATCCGCTAGTGGACGATATAGGAGAAATGGTGAAACAACTTGGGTTAATTTCTCTATAACTAATATAAATGCAGCTAAAACACCCAATATTACAATACTTGGGCAATACGTGTTGGAAGTTAATGTAACTAATAACATAGGTAACACAAGTGGTTGGGCGAGTAGCACGTTTTCAGTTACAAATGATTGTGGTGTAGACCCAATAGACCCAGACCCAATAGACCCAATAGAACCAATAGAACCAACATCTGAAGAACCTTGTATTAGGTGGAAAATAGACCCATTCGAGTTACCACAAGGTGAAAGAATTGAAGTTGTTTACACTGCTTGTGATGGTTCAAGAGAGACGATTAGTGTTGGTGATAGTAGTACAGCATATTTTTGTGCGCAAGAAGTTGTAAGTGTGGATATGATAACTCAAACATGGACAGGTTCATGGACTAGTTGGACGTTCAGTAATCAATATGGTGTTGTTGAATCACTTCAAGAGAGGTGTGGTTTACTTGAAGTTGAACCAGATTCACCATTGGGTGAAGATGAGTTTGTTGAAATAGGTGAAAATGCTTGTAATTATGATGGTACATATCATTATTATGCATTATCACCATGTGATATACAATATAGTTTATTATTTGTTAAAAGTAGATATAAATTAACAGTTGGGCGAATTTATCAACCAGCTGGTAGTGGGTATGTTGGTAAACAAGGTGCTATAGCCTACGTAGATTGTAACCAACAAGGTATTATTCTAATAACATCAAATACTGAAGTGAGTTGTTAATAATTAATAATTAATATTTAATATAAATGGTAGTAACGAATTGTACTGATATAAATGGTAATGGATTAAACGAAATAAAGTTTAATGTCGATGGAACCGTTGTTGGAGTTTTAGACAATAATAACGGTGGTTTGGATAGTAATCTTAGTTATGATTGTTGTTTAGCCCAAGGCTATACATTTGACCCTAAGGATACTAAATGTTATTGGTCTACCACTTGTTTAAGTGGTGGGACATATAATATAGTTTTAGACCCAGAAGGCAACACAGGTGCATTTTTTCAAATAGATGAGGGTCAAGAGGATATATGTCATTTAGAAGTAAATTTAAAGTTTTTACTTAGGTTTGATTGTGAAATTTTAGTTAACACTGACTTTAGATTAAGGGAAACATTAGAAACCCTTAAATTAGAATTTAGTTTAGAAAAAGTTATTTATGATGATAACTTACCTATACCTAATAATTTAGAAAACGTAATAACCACTGACTTATTCAATGTTACTGATATCACCAACTTTTTTGATGGAAACACAAATACTGGAATTTTATTAAATGGTGATTGTGGTTTTATAGAAAATAATTTATTAACTGATTTACAACCAAATAGTGATATAATAACTGATTTATCATTAAATTCAGATTGGGTTACTTTTAAATTAGTTATAGATGACCCAACAATATTACAATCAATTTATAATGAAAGACTTAAATTATCTATAATAGGGAATAAGTTAATTAATTTTGCGATTTTAATTGATGATGTTCAATTAAATAGAGTTTGTGATGTTGAGAAACCACCAACATTTTTAGATAAGGAATGTCCTAAATTTGAGCTTAGTAGGTTTATAGATAATAAAAAATCTTGGGTTAGTAATGAGGAATATAATTTAAGGGATTTTGACTTAGAAAGGAGAGTTACTGGGTATCCAATTAATGATGAGAGATTATCAATAAATACCAAAGAAGTTGACTTAGCAATAAACCCAGCACAAGCAATTGAAGATGATGTATTAGCATTTGCAATAAATAACCCATGTATATTAGCACCAAAGTCTGGTTGTACTGATACATCACATTCTTGTGTTGATATATCTAAATTAATAACTACTGAAGATGCAGAAGGTATTGATTTTATAAATCAATTCATTGATGTTAAAAATAGAAAAACATTAAGTGCTTATCCAACAATCGATTTATTATACCATAGGTATTTAAATAGCCTTGAGCATTGTGGGGTTGATAGTAATGCATTAGATTTAGAGTCAATAAACATATTTGTAGATTTGATAGGTAGTTATTGGTCTGATTTAATAGAGCAAGTAGTCCCAGCGACAACGATATGGGGCTCTTCTTTAACAAATAGTGGTAATGTATTCGCTGGTGGTGGTGGAAGTGGTGTTAATAAGTTTGTATATAGAAAATATTCAGCACTATTATGTGACTCAATATATTACCCAGTTCAAAGCCCAGTTAAGGCTGAATCTGGCTCTGGAAAAACATCAACAGTTGATGTAGGTGTGTATACTGAAGATATAACTGAAGGTGATTCTAGCACTATCGGAGTTAAATTAACTCAAACCTGTAACTCACTAACAATCAAACAATTAAATTACGGTTCTGAATTTATAGGTACAATTTCAGTAATAGGTGTTGGTGAAGGGCCAACAACTGGTAGTACAATATCAATTACCGAAACAATTGATGAAGTTTGTGATACGTTTGAAGACTGCTAAAACAAATATATTTATTTGGTTTTAATTAATTTTTATATATTTATATAGAAAGGTATAAAATGAGTATAAAGTCTATTAAAGATAAAATCATAAATATTGCTGATGGAGGTAGAAATACCGCATCTGAAATTAGAGAAGTTTTAATTGATATGACTGAATCATTATCAGGTGGTACTGCAACTTTTTCAGGTACTACAGATTATGTTAATGAGGGGTCAAATAATTTATATTATACTGATGAAAGAGTTAATTCACTAATAAGTGGTATAACATCTAATACAGATAACTATCTAACTGGCACAACATTTAATACAAGTACTGGTGATTTAGAATTAAATCTTAAGTCAGGTTCAACAATTACCACTAACCTTGATGATAGATATTCATTAACAGGTCATACACATACTGAAAGTGATATAACTGACTTACAAGATTATGCGTTGAATAACGCATTAACTGGCCACACAAGTGATTCATCAATTCATTTTACAGAAGGTTCAATTTCAATAACAGAATCTCAAGTATCAGATTTACAAGATTATTCATTAACAGGACATACTCATACTGAAAGTGATATAACTGACTTACAAGATTATGCGTTGAATAACGCATTAACTGGTCATACAAACGATTCATCAATTCATTTTACTGAAGGTTCAATATCAATAACTGAATCTCAAGTATCAGATTTACAAGATTATTCATTAACAGGACATACTCATACTGAATATGTTGATACAACTGGAACTACATTAGCTAATCAATTAAGTATTTTCAGTGATGAAAAGACCATAACTGGTGACCCAGCTTTAAGTTGGTCTGGTGCTAGTAATACTCTATTAGTAAGTGGAAGTGTTAAAACTAATAATTTAACGTTTATTAGTGGTGAAACAATTAATTGGAATCCTGATTTCCATACAATAAATATACCAACTGGTTTAGGTCCAGTAGTACAAGTAGGTCAAGAATTTGTTTTTCTTGTTGAGAATAATACTGGTGTAGATATAGCAGATGGTAAAGTAGTTACCGTTGATGGTCTAAATGCCGTTCCAAATATAACATTGGCAAGAGCTGATGTCTATTCAAACTGTGATGGCTCACTCCTTGTAACAACTATGCTAATACCAGATGGTGAACAAGGTTTTGCATCATTAATAGGTAGGGTATCAGATATTGATATTGGTGGTATTCCACAAGGACAACCATTATATATATCAGCAACAGAATGGGGTGGTGTCACTAATATCAAACCAACATTTCCACACTACGTTATACCGTTAGGTAGTGTAGTAAGTGTGTCAGGAGGTTTAGCAACAATTAGCGTAAACTTTACGGGAACAATAGATGATACATTTAATAACTTTTGGAATGGAACTATTAGAGAATCATTTGACGTATTTACAACAGTTACGGGTTCAACTATTGAGCTTAACTTAGCTTCAAGTAATGGTGAACCTGATTTAACAATGATATTTTCTGATGGATTTGCTACGTTGACGGCAACACCACCAGCTACCGTTGTATTAACGGCTGGAACTAACTCCGTACCTCAAATGAATTATGTTTACATACCACAGGATACTAAACTTTTAACAGTTAGTTTAACTGGGTTTACGGAAACAGAACATATTGCTATTGCAAAATTATACATTCAAACAGCTGTTAAAACTGCGGATGAGGGTCCATTAATATTACAATCATTAAATGACCACATACAAAATACGACCTCAAATCAAGGACATTTATCGCATATTTCAAAAAGGTTAAGACAAGAAAGTGCTAAGTGGAATTTAGGTGTGTCTGCAACAAACGATGTAACATCTGAGTCTAACTTGATTTCAACCACTAGTGGTTCAGTGTACCAATTACATAAACATTATTTTCCAGCATTTGATATGTCAACGGGAAGCCATGTACATATTACCAATGATTTTATCACACCATTTAAAGAAGTGTTTAACTTATCTGGAGAAACTGTGGATTCGTTAGGTAATTCAATGGATGGAAGTGCATTTAGTTTTGTGTTATGGGGTTCAATTTCTGATGAAGGTAATTCTAGATTATTTATCAATTTACCTAATGGTACATATAATAAGAATGCACCCGATTTAGCTGTGCAAGACGCACAAAGTAAATCTAACTACTCAATTCCAACGGAATTTAATGGTTCTGGGTTTTTAATTGCTAGGTTTACATATGTACTTAATACGGGTAATCTTTGGTCATTATACAATTCTGAAGATTTAAGGGGTAATGCACCTGGTAGTTCTGGGGGTTCTGGTGGTAGTGAATTACCAGTAGATGTAACTACTGGACACTTATTGGTAGCAGATGGTGCCAAATGGAACTCAGTGCTTATGGCTGGTGACGCTTCAATAGGAGCAGATGGTACTGTAATAGTTAATGCGGGGTCCTCAGATAGTCTTTTCTTAACGGGTAAAGTAAATGAAGTTGGTGGGATTACTAAGGGTCGAGTTTTATATTTTAGTGGTGCGACAGGTGGACTTCCACAAGTATCCATTGCTGATAACACAGACTTTGTAAAGTCTAATACGATAGCGATTGCTGCTGAAACAAAGAGTAATGGTCAAAATATTACCGTTATAACAACTGGTCTTTTAGAAAATATGGATACAAGTGGATTCATAGAAGGTGCGGTTCTATATTTAAGTACGGGTGGTACGATGACAAACACACACCCAATTGGTGTTGATGCGGTTCAAAGAGTTGGAAAGGCTATAAAAATAAATGCTTCCACTGGTAGTATGTACGTTAATATTGATGAGTTAACAGTAATTAACAACCATCAGGGTACTGTTAGACACCAAGTAGTTAATGAAAACCCTAATATATTCGCATCAGCTGGTTATACAGTTGTTAATGATGAAAGACATAGAGCCTCTTTTAATATACTAGGTAGTGGTTGGGGTGCTGGTAATGAGCATTTAGGAATATACAACGAAGGATATGGTAAGACTATATTCACAGTTGATGGTAATTATGACTTTGAATGGTACACAGATGCAACTGATGCTCACAATTTTGCATCGACAGTTAAAATGACTTTGAGTGCCGCTGGAGATTTATTATTATCTAGTGGTAGTACAACAGCACAATCATTTATAACAAGTGGTGGTACAAGTGCTGACTTTGTTAAAGGTGATGGTACATTAGATTCAAACGCATATTCATTAACTGGACATACTCATACTGAATCAGATATAACTGATTTACAAGATTATGCTTTAAATAGTGATGTAACTAGCCACACTGGTGATACAAGTATTCACTTTACTAAAAATTCTATTAACCTTGATGATTTAGGTGCAACAGGACATACCCATAATTTATCTGAATTAAATGATGATGTCGGTTATTTGACTGGCGCAACAAATACAATTGATTTTAATACACATACTGGCGATACATCAATTCATTTTACTAAAGGTTCTATTAGCCTTGATGATTTAGGTGCAACAGGTCATACACATTCTGAAAGCGATATAACTGATTTACAAGATTATGCTTTAAATAGTAACCTTGATTCACATTCTGGCGACACATCAATACATTTTGAAATGTCTGCTATAACAATAACGGAATCACAAATATCTGATTTACAAGATTACAGCGTTACAGGGCATAATCATGATATATCTGAAATAACTGGATTCACAGATAATTCAACTAATTGGGATACAGCATACAATGATTCAATAACTGGAATGACGGTTACTGGTAGTGCAACTAAGACTATTACTCTTCAACAAAAAGATGGTAGTACCTTAACAGCTAATTTCACTGATAGTACAGGTGAATCAATCACTGGTGCAACCTTTAATCCATCAACTGGTGATTTAGACCTTACAACAAATTCAGGTTCAACAATACAAACTAATTTAGATGGTAGATATAGCCTTACAGGGCATACACATTCTCAATATACTTTAAACAGTGATTTTGAGACATATACTGGCGATACAAATGATAGTCTTACAGCTTTAACAGCTTCAGTATTATTAAAAAATGATAAGTCAACTTTTAATACACACACTGGCGATACATCAATTCATTTTACTAAAAACTCTATTGATTTAAGTGATTTAGCTACAACTGGTCATACACATACTGAAAGTGATATAACTGATTTACAAGATTATGCTTTAAATTCAGCGTTAACAGCACATACAAATGATGCGACTATCCATTTCACTCAAGCTAGTATTTCAATTACTGAGAGCCAAATATCTGATTTACAATCATATTCATTAACTGGTCATACACATACAGCTAGTGAAATAACTGATTTCCAATCAGCTATTAGTGGTAATACTGCCGTGTCTAATAATACCGCAAAAACTGGTATAACAGAAACACAAGCGACAGATATTTTAACAAATAATGCTAAAACTGGAATAACCTCATCTCAAAGTAACGCTATTATAGGAAATACAAGCGGTTTAGCAAGCCATACTGGTGATACAACTATTCACTTTACAAAGGGTAGTATTAATCTTGATGATTTAGGTTCATCAGCACACACACATAGTGAATATGTATTAGAATCTGATTTAGCTTCACATACTGGTGATACATCAGTTCACTTCACTCAAGGTAGTATTAGTATTACTGAAAGTCAAATATCTAACCTTCAAGATTACGCATTAAATACTAATTTAACAGGTCATACAAGTGATACGAACATACATTACACTAAAGGTAGTATAAATTTATCAGATTTAGCTACAACTGCACATACGCATAGTGATTACGCATTAGATAGCGCATTGAATAATCACACTGGTGATACAAGCATACATTTCACTGAAGGTTCAATTTCAATTACTGAATCTCAAATCTCAAACCTTGGAACTTATCAGATAACTTCTGAGAAAGGAAATGTAAATGGGTACGCTGAATTAGATGGTTCTGGGTTTGTTCCAGCGAGTCAATTACCAGCATATGTTAATGATGTACTAGAATACGCAAATTTGGCTTCATTCCCATTAACTGGTGAAACAGGTATTGTTTACATTGCGATAGATACCAATTTAACTTATAGATGGTCAGGTAGTATATATGTAAAAATTGGAAATGATTTAGCTTTAGGTGAAACTTCAGCCACAGCTTATAGAGGTGATAGAGGCAAAATTGCTTATGACCACTCATTGGATTCAAACATACATTACCCTCAAAGTGGTATCACAATAACTGAAAGTCAAATTTCTGATTTACAAAGTTATGCTTTAGATGGTAATTTTAATACACATACTGGTGATACATCAATTCATTTCACTAAAAACTCTATTGATTTAAGTGATTTAGCTTCAACTGGTCATACTCATACAGAATCAGAAATATCTGACTTACAAGATTATGCGTTAAATAGCGCATTAACTACACATACTGGTGATTCATCAATTCATTTTACTGAAGGAAGTATTTCAATTACTGAAAGTCAAATTTCTGATTTACAAGATTATGCGTTAAATAACGCATTAAGTACACATACTGGTGATACAAGTATACATTTCACTGAAGGTTCAATATCAATAACTGAATCTCAAGTATCTGATTTACAAGATTATGCGTTGAATAACGCATTAAATACACACACTGGAGATACATCAATTCATTTTACAGAAGGAAGTATTTCAATAACTGAATCTCAAGTATCTGACTTACAAGATTATGCGTTAAACACTAATTTAACTACGCATACTGGTGATACAAGCATACATTTCACTGAAGGTTCAATTTCAATTACTGAAAGTCAAATTTCAAACCTTGGAACTTATCAGATAACTTCTGAGAAAGGAAATATAAATGGGTACGCTGAATTAGATGGTTCTGGGTTTGTTCCAGCGAGTCAATTACCAGCTTATGTTAATGATGTACTAGAATTTGCTAATTTAGCTTCATTCCCATTAACTGGTGAAACAGGTATTGTTTACATTGCGATAGATACCAATTTAACTTATAGATGGTCAGGTAGTGTATACGTACAAATTGGAAATGATTTAGCTTTAGGTGAAACATCCGCAACTGCATATAGAGGTGATAGAGGTAAAATTGCTTATGACCACTCATTGGATTCAAACATACATTACCCTCAAAGTGGTATAACAATAACTGAATCTCAAATATCTGATTTACAAAGTTATGCTTTAGATGGTGAATTTAATGCACATACTGGTGATACATCAATCCATTTCACTAAAAACTCTATTGATTTAAGTGATTTGGCTTCAACTGGTCACACTCACACTGAATCAGATATAAGTGATTTACAAGATTATGCGTTGAATAACGCATTAACTACACATACTGGAGATACATCAATTCATTTTACAGAAGGTAGTATTTCAATTACTGAAAGTCAAATTTCTGACTTACAAGATTATGCGTTGAATAACGCATTAAGTACACATACTGGTGATACAAGTATTCACTTTACTGAAGGTTCAATATCAATAACTGAAAATCAAATATCTGATTTACAAGATTATTCATTAACAGGTCATACCCATACTGAATCAGATATAACTGACTTACAAGATTATGCGTTGAATAACGCATTAACTGGCCACACAAGTGATTCATCAATTCATTTTACTGAAGGTTCAATTTCAATTACTGAATCTCAAGTATCAGATTTACAAGATTATGCGTTGAATAACGCATTAAATACACACACTGGTGATACAAGTGTTCATTTTACCGAAGGTTCAATTTCAATAACTGAATCTCAAGTATCAGATTTACAAGATTATGCTTTAGATAGTGAATTCAATGCACATACTGGTGATACAAGTGTTCATTTTACTGAAGGTAGTATTTCAATAACAGAATCTCAAGTATCTGACTTACAAGATTATGCGTTGAATAACGCATTAACTGGTCATACAAACGATTCATCAATTCATTTTACTGAAGGTAGTATTTCAATAACAGAATCTCAAGTATCAGACTTACAAGATTATGCGTTGAATAACGCATTAACTACACATACTGGTGATACAAGTATTCATTTTACTGAAGGTAGTATTTCAATAACTGAATCACAAGTATCTGACTTACAAGATTATGCGTTGAATAACGCATTAACTACACACACTGGAGATACAAGTATACATTTCACTGAAGGTTCAATATCAATAACTGAATCTCAAGTATCTGATTTACAAGATTATGCGTTGAATAACG